ACTTAAATCTACTGTGTATCTATACTTTTCGACTATTTGTTTTATTTCCCCTGTTTTACTCATTTCCTTTTTGGTATTCGTTTATAATTTTCTTTGCTTCTTCTCTAATCTCTAACAACTCCTCCCGAGTCCATTTCTTGGTAAACTTTTTATCGAGTTCCGCTTTCCTTTGTAATTTTTTAAATTCTTCCTCTCCGATCCGTTGAGGAAGAAGTAAAACATATTCTTCATTCATACCCGTTGGAGTTCTATTACATTTCATACATTGACCGTTAATGTTATGAAATTCAAATCTAATTGAATTGTATCTGGTCGGGTAACAATGTCCTGCCTCGAAATTTTTCCTCCATTGGCAACCGCAAGTAATACAAGGCTTTCCTTTGTCTCGTAGTCTAACCATCTTGTGAACTAAATCCTTAGTCTGTTTTATTGCTATTTGCAACCCTTTACTTTTATCTTTCTCCTCGATTGCTTTCTCCAATGATCTGCGAGGCTCAGTTACTTTTAGAGTAGCGTTAGCGATTTTCTTCTTTCCTTCCTCTGAGTTAATTAACCAACTCCCGTAACATCCGCAGGACTTACCAAGACCGTAAACTCTGTTAGCCTTTCCGAATTGAACGACTGGAACCTCAACTCCACATCCAAAGCCTAAAGCCTTTCCGGTTCCTCTACATTTTTTAAACTCTTTCATAACTTTATATTCCGCAATAACCTCCGCAGTCGTCGATCATATCAAATAAATCAATCTGGTTATCGAAGTCGACATCCTTTAGCGGAATTCCTTTTTTATAAATAAATGATTGTTTCTCTAGTTTTGGATTATTCCTAATAGCTTCGTCGAATTCTATCGCTTTTTTAAATTCATTAGGGTACTCTTTTTTTAAATGTTTCCAATAGCTATGAGAATGAAACGGACAAAAATAACAAGCTGATCGAGGCGGCTCTTTTAATCCGTGTCTATTAACTAGGTCTATTGTCTTTTGTCTCGTGAATCCTTCCTCGACTAAAGGATATAGAATTACTTTCCACCATTCGGTCGAATATTTCATTCTTTGCGCCTCGTCGATAGATATTCCCATATAAATAGCTACGTTTTGAGTCTGCTCGACATTCTTTCTCCTTATCTCTAAACGCTTCTTAATATATTTATCCGATGGATTGATTCTGTAATCTCCAGTACATTGTCGGATTAGCTTTCCTATTTCTGATCCATCGCCTTTTAAAAATAATGGAATATTTGCGACTCTCTTTCTGTTCCCTTTCATATATTCGAGAGTCTCCTTTTCTAAAGACATCGGTTTGTTTTCTTTATTTATGGTTTTAACCGTTACAATTTCAACTCCATACTCTTTCCTAACGTATTCGGAAAAATATTCTTTGTATTCGATAACGTGTTCCGGTTCTCCTCCGGTGTCAGCAAATAACGCAAAATCTAGAGGTTGCTCTCGTTCTATTAGGTCGAGTATCATCCCAGTTGATTGAGTTCCGGCTCCATACATAGCGACATAATTTTTAATATTATCCAAGGCGCTTTGGTTTAAATAGGTTGTTCGTTTCATTTCCTTTGACTTTTTCCGTTAAACTCAATAATATTAAACATAGCGAATAACCGATCGTAAACCCTTCCGCCGTAAATAAAGTTAAACTCGTTCAAAGCCTCGTCTAAACTGTTCGTTGAGTCTCCTTGTCGATAGTTACAAGTTATAAACGTCTTCGCTTTATTGATATATCTCTCCTCGATTATATCCTTAAATAAATTATGTTTCCCATAGTTAGACGCGATTTTCTCCGTTTTAACGTCGTCAAAGTACGCAACCCCTGTTTTGGTACGGTTAAGGCATTTGGAACGCTCAGAGGCGATAGAATGTCCCTCAAACTCGCTAACAACTCTATTCGCAACGAACGACTTAAACGAAAGCGGAGTATAACTAAATAATTGTTTTAACGTTCTCATTGTTGAGGTTTTCCCGTTTCCATAGCTTCCAACGATTAACAATCCTTTCCTAAACGACGGAGTAGACTTATCGCTCAAGTTGTTACAATCAAAGAAACGCTCATCCTTTGCGAAGTAATAAAGAACCGGTTCGATATTTGGAATCATATCCTCGTTAAATTCAACTCCTTCTAATTCCTTATACTTGGCTTTAAACTTCTTCAAAAGGATTTCATAACTCGGTTTAAAGTTTTCCGGAGTTGGTTCTTCCTTAAATACTTTAGCGGAGTACGCTTTTAAAAACTCTGATTTATCCGAGGAGCCGTTCGCCTTTTCAAATTCTTCGATTTGTTCTCGATCCGCATCGGTTAGAGCCGACTCGCTTAATTGTTTTAGGTAGTTATATTTTCTTCGTGATATCATCGGTTTGTCGTTGTTTCTTTTTTGGCGGAACTTTTTTCTTTGTTCCAGTTACTTAGTAATAAATTAAAACGTGCATTTAATTTTTTAAAGTTAAAAGGGATGTCCTCCATTATACACTTATTTTCAAAAAAATCGAGAAACTTCTCCTCGTTAATCCCTCGGAGTTTCATTTTCATTTGATCAAAATTAATTCCGTGTTTTTTTTCTAAAAAATCTCTATAGATATTATCCTTTACTTCTTCTTCTTCTTCTTCTTTCCCTTTCCCTTTCCCTTCTACTTGTTCGGTAGGGTTGTTTTCACCCCTTATTACCCCCCCTTGGCATGGGTTAAGTTTTAACCCTGTCTTATCCTCCCAACCCTTGACTTGATTGTCTATACTGTTAACTTGACTAACCCAAGCGAACTCCGCCTGACCTTTTAATCCTTTTGGTTCCAATCCGAGGAATTGTTTCTCGAGTAGAGCGTCAATAAAAGCGACTTTATCCTCCGGAGTTGGTAACATATTGTAAACATCGAAATAACTTCGGAAAAAGTTAAATCCTTTTCTTTTGGTTTCTTTTATACCCATAACTTTTTTTGATTCCTTTCTCTAGCGGAGTCGAACGGAGAAGGTTTAACTCCCTCCGCTAGATACTCGGATATTTTTTTCTTGGATTGCATTGCCTTTTTAGATTGTTCGAGTTCCAAAGTTAGTAAATTAATTACAATATTATTTTAACTCTTCTTGTTTTCGCTTTCTTCGCTATTGCGGATCGTACTTTATTAACATAAACCTCAACGTCTTTTGAAACAGAGATATCCTTTATAACAGTCTTACAAGAGTATAAAACTGTCGCGTGATCCCTTCCGGTTTGCTTTCCAATATCCGATAAACTAAGCGTTGTATATTCTCGTAAATAATACTGCATTATTTGACGTGCTTGTCTAATTTTTTGAGAACGTCCTTTTTCTTTTATCTTATCTATAGACGTATTAAATACATCAAGAACAGCCTCGATTATAATATCTTGAACTTGAAATTCGTTAGGTCTAATGGAAAACTGTTTTTCTCCTCCTACAAGGTCGAAAGCTATACCAGCGAACGCCCAAGGATTAATCCCTCTATTTAATGGTTTGAAACTCATAACTAAACCCCTATTTTGTTTAAATACTTTAATTCCGTTTCTATTACTTCCGAAGTGAATACACTCGAAAACATATCCTCGAAATCTTTTAGATTGTTTAGAAGCCTTTTAAACTTCTCCTCTCGGATTCTTTGACGGTTCTCCGCCTGTTTAAACTCGTCCGGCTCAAATGAATAGAAGCTATATTTTGTATCGTTCCAGATTGTCTCGTCGGATACGTAAATTAATCCAAGTTCAGTTAATACGGAAAGCCGACTCGTTATCGTGCTTTGTTTTAACTTTAGCAATTCCAGCATTTCCGGAAGGGAGTTCGCCTTGTTAGTTTTAATTAGTTTTAGAATGTAGGCTCCGTTAGTTTCTATATCTCCGGAGTTGATTTGATTTTTTAGGGCGTCTATCGCCGCGATTGTTGTTGCCATAATTTTAACCTTTTTGATTATTATTAATTACTTTATTTACTTGTTTTGCGTTTTTATTGTAAAAATATTCTCTTCTACCGTTAGATAAATTCTCAACTAGAACCGTTAATGTAGTACTGTAAATAGTTATATAAACGTGATCCGTTAAAAGACTTTCAAATCGTATTGAACCAGTATTATAATCGATTTGAATTGGAGAGAATAACTTATCCTCCGCGTTCTCTATAATCGAGTTTATGAATTGTAGGTTCTTTCTAGCCTTTTTAGGAAATTTATCAATATTTATTTTCATGTTTTCAGCATTTTATTTAATTCCTTAATAGCTAATTCAATTCTAGAGGTTAGGAAGTCCTTATCCTCTTGAGGAACTTCAAACTCTAACGTATTGAGGTCGTTGTAAAATCCTCCTTCGATTAAATACGGGAGTTCCTCGTCTTCCGCCCAGTTGATAAAGGCGAACCTCTGATCCAACTCGTCCGAGGCTAGTTTTCTAATCTCTACCAAGTCCTTTTGATAAGGGCAATAAATGATAATTAAAGCGTTTGGACGGTCGCAAAGAATAGAATTACTCACGAGTTGCCAATAGTATTCCGGATATTCTTCTTTGAATGTTTTAACATCCTCCAAAGCCTCGACGAGTTTACAGAAACTTTTCATCGTCCAAGGGCTTTTAATATCTCCTACTAAATCCTCGGTTATGATGTCAGGCATACCAGACCAATAATCTGAATAATCTGGATGTCTATAACGTTCTTTAGAAACCAGAGAGTATTCCAATCCTAATTGATTAAACGCTTGTTCTTCAACTAACGTTCCCCAAGCTGTCGGACGGGAATAGTTCTCCGAGTTTAACATTCTTCCGAGTTGTCTCTCGAAATACTTCTCCTCCACGTAAGTATAAAACTTACTGTCGGGAGTGTCCTTCGCTTTTATTGTTCGTGCTTTGGACTTTGGGTTCTCTCGCTTGTGGTCTACGAGTTCGAGTTCTGTCATTTTACGAGAACCGATTCCGGTTAACCTTGATACTTCACTACTTGAAAAATTTCCTACTCTGCTCATCTTAAAGTTTATTAAGTTCTGTAATAGCTTTCTTATAGCTTCCCTCTTCCTTTTGCTCGATGATCCGTTCGATATTCATTTCGTCGTCTGGACTTAATTTATCTCGCTTCTCTTTGAATAGTTTCTCCACTATCTCGAGACTAACCTCCGTTACTGTTATCTCTCTAAACTCCTCCGCGTTATAAATATCTGCGGCGATTCCAATCTCCGAAGCACATTTTTTAAGGCAGTCCGTCGCGGCTGACTTTAAGTCATTACCAATAGAGAGAGGAATATCCGTTCCCCTTTTGCAAATTATATCTTTGTTCCCGTACTGGGTTTTTATAATGGTGCTTCCATTGCTTCGGATAGTTAGTCGACCTCTGACAACTACCTCTTTAGCATCAGAATAAACCGTCTCGTTAAGGATTTCAAAATCCCAATCCCAGCCAAACATCAAATTTAAAACCTTCTTTACGTATCCTCCAGTTACGTAAGTCCACGTACCACCACCTTTAGCCGGTCTGGTTCTCTTGTACTTGTCTGGAGTCTTTTTTAATAAGTGTCCGAGTTGCTTCTCGTTTAAAGAGTTGTCCTCTATTAAACTCAACTCGTCTTTTGTTGCTACTAATTTGAGCGTGTTTTGTTGCTTAGACATTTGCTCCCTCCTTTTTTGGTTCGTATTTTAAAATCCATTTCCAAAGATCGTCCCCGTTCTCGATATAAAGTTCGAGTAACCTTTCTGCGATTACTTCCTTTTGAGATTGTCCCTCCTTGGAATCTAAATCCGAGTCCTTCGCCTTTCTAACGAAGTCGTCGTAAATCGTTTTATCTACTCGGAAAAAGGCTCCTGTTATGGTTGCCTTTCCTTTTTCGGTTGTTTCCTTCTTTCCCATTAGTCAATAAATTGTAATTGTTTATACTCCTCCTCGATTTTCTCCTCGATTGCGGTTTTAGTTGTGTTCGGTAGCGTTAACGCTTCTCCGTCGATTGTGTAGGCGTTTGTTATTTCCGCGTCGGCGTCCGTGATTTCTTTATCCTCGATAATCCTCGTCCCATTAGAGAGAGAGTCGTCCCCTTCCTCGATAAATTTATCCTTGAACTCGATATCGACTACTCCGTCGGCTAATAAATAGCTTCCGTCGGGGAATATCGCTTTAATTTCGTGAAAATATACACGACTACTGGAAACGGATTTCCGGTTAATTTCTACTTCCATAATATAATCTTAAATAATTAAACTGATTTTTAAACTTGAGAGCCGGACTCACTCCGGCGCGTTGGAGTGAGGATCGTCGTTATCCTCGCTAGGAGATTCTTCTTTAAATACCGCCAAAGCGTCGGCGTTATCCTTTTTCATTTTTTCCAATTCCTTACCGTTCATTCCGGCAGGAACTTGTAAAACTAAACCGTTTCCGTCTTTAGTAACTACGGTTACTCCGCTAGGAGATTTTAACTTTAAATTTTCCATTTTTTAACCTTTTTAATGAATTAATAATTATTCGATAGTTCAAAGGTAATAAAACTTTTCTATAATTATAGAAAAGGCAGTAAAGAAATTAACAATTTGTATGTTAATAACTGTTATCTATCTGATTTAGAGGAGAATAATTTTCTTAATCTTTCTCGAAAAAGAAGTAAAATAAATATAATTAGAAGCCAAGGAACAAAACTCCAAGCGTTATCGAGGAGTTTTTCGTACCAAGTTAATTCGATTGGAGAAACCTTTTCGACCTCTGTGATCGTGGTTCCTTTTATGTTCCTCTCCTTTATCGTTATTTCTGGGATAATAACTCCGTTTACGATTTGGATTCGCATCGAATAAAGAGAGTCCTCGATTAATGTATCGAGTTTAAAGTTCTGCTCGATAAAACGAGTAATATATTTAATCTTTGTTTCGTTCGATTTAAGCGCGTTTAATTTATTTACTAAGCTATCGACCTTAGAGGAGTCGATAATCACTCTAATCGAATCTTTTATAGTTAATTCGGGGACTTTTACCTCGAACGGAACCTCGATAGTATCCGTCTTTAATAAATCCGGACATTTCTCGACAACCCTCTCGAGTTTTCGGTTACACCTTTTTTTCTTCCTAGCCTCTTTAGTTAGGAAAGGATTGCACGATCCGAGTAGGACGGAAAGCGCAATCCCTAGAAGAAAGGTAAAGGTAGTACTTTTCATTTATTTAGCTTTTAATCCGATTAACGAATCCTTTGAGCGTAGGAATAGGAACGCAATCGCTCCAACCTCTGCGGCTTCTCTCTTGTTAAATGTGTCCGGATGTAGGTACATATAAACGGCAACGCCTAAAGCGATAACGCCTAGTAATGTCGTTGCATAGTTTTTAAATAGTCTCTTTTTCATAGTATATAGGTTTTAGTTTATACAATTTTTAATATAAATTCTTTCGGTAACAACTTGTTTAAATCCTTCATTGTTCCTTTACTTGCGGTTACATCTTTGTAACCATCTTTGTTAATATCCGCGTGAGTTCTTCCGACCAAAATACAGCCCAATATATCGCGGTTATAATTTCCGTGATGTATTAATATATAACTTCGGTTAGGAACGTCTAAAACATGGAAGTGATTTCCATATTTTGCCGAATAACGTTTAACAACTTTGTAAGTCCCTTTAGGGATACAGTCGTCTCGCTTTGCGTTTTTATCCTCCTCAAGTTCCAAAGTCTTACAATCAAAGACCGGTTTAATTCTGTCTTCGTAAATAGTTAATTCGCCTAGCGTTTGCTTATCCTCATAATCCTTTCGCTGGATCAGTACGTCGAAATCTAGTTTTCCCATAGTTTAGTTTAATATGAAGCCTCCGGAGAGCGTCTTCGTTTAGCTAATTTAATAATTACTTCGTTTACCTCGGTTTCTAATTGTTCCTTCGTTATAATCGTTCCTTCTTTATAGGAGGTTAATAATTGAACGAGAAGCGGCTCGAGGTCTTCGTCTCTGATTCCGATTTCCTTTGCTAAATCCTTTAGGCTTCCAATCTCTTTCTTTACATTTTTTGCGATTCTAACTCCGGCGCTATCTGTAAAGTGTGTAACCTCTGGAGCGTTTAGAAGCGTTGTAATAACTCCGGATTGTTTCAACTTCTCTTGAAAGGCTAATTCGATTCTCTCATCTATAAGCGCGTTTAAATCCGCGTTTGCTCCTTTCTGAACGTACTCGAGAACTTTATCTCCAGCAAAAGTTAAAGCCAATCCGATAATGTAAGTCCTCGGATTTTTAAACAACGCTTTAATCGTTTCCATCCTCAATAAATTTAGCGATTAATTTATCCTTCTCTTGGATAATTGATTCATATTTAGAGCAAGTATTCTCATATCGTTTTAAATTGTTGCTTTGGTCTTTTATTATGTCGTCCTTTGTTTTATTGTCAGCAATCAAAACGGAAATCTTTTCGCTTAGTTCGGATATCTCCGACTTTAATTCTTTGATTTCCGCCTGTTCTTTGGCTCTCTCCTTTTGAATGTCCTCGATTAAGGTCTTATAAAAAACTTGTTCTTTTAATTGGACTTCGAGGTCGTCCTTTGCCTTGTTTAATACTTTAGCAATTAACGCTCCTCCGGCAGAGCCTCCGATAAAGGTTCCGATTAAATACAGTATGAATTCAGTAGTACTCAATTTTTTAATGTGTTACAAATCGTAAACCCTTACCGAACCAGAATCTAATTCTAACCTAGTAATTATCCAGCCCGTAGGAACTACGTACTCCTCGTTAACTATCATTGTGATATACCAACCCCAGTCGTTACCAACATCTGTCGAAGCGTCTCCGAGGTAAGAGGCTTAGATGGTTGCGATTGTTGCCGCGTCTCTAGCGACGATTTTCCATATATTTTGATCTGTTCGGTCGTTAGTATCCGAGATTGTTCTCGTTCCACCCATCGCCGCGATTCTTTCTAAAGCTGTCATAAATTTTTGTTTTTTAAGTTTTTATTTGAATATTTTTAAAGTCTCATCGTTTTTAATAAAGTTTAGGATGTCCTCGCTTCCGAGTTCCTTTCCTCCTTCATTGGAATAGACAAACGTTCTGTTATGTTTAAAAACTCCGTCTCCTTCGGTAAAGTTAATATCAATACTAACCGTCTGCTTTATCCAATCATAACGAACTGATTCAATCTCCAAGTTAGGATTGTTTAACTCTAACTCGTCAGTTATTTTTATTTTTCCTTTTGCTTTCATCTTAATAATGTTTTCTAACTAATAAATAATTATGCGCTCCTGTTCTCGCTTCTCTTGTCATGTTATATGCTTGTGTTGCGCTAATAACTGTCATAAAAACATACTTTCTTAAAGTATCTGTTAAGTTGGTTGTAGGAGTCCAAAACCTTCTAACTCCGCTAATATTAAAAGGAGCATAGTTTAGGGTTTCGTTCATTTCAGCGTTTGCGATTGTTAAATACTGCTCGAATAAAGGTATCATCCAATCGGAATAACCTCCCTGAGTACTAGCGGCGGCATTATCAATAGCCGCGTTCCAACTATTAGTACCTTGTAGAACGTTGTACCACATCCAGCCAGTTAAATGGCATATAACTAAACCACTCGCGTAGATTTGAGTTCCTAAGTCGTCCGTTAATCTGTTCTTATTTCCAAAAGCATTATTTGAAACTAAAGTTAAAAAAGGGTTAGCCGCGCTTTGGTCGAGTTCTGCATAACTAACAGGAGAAGCCGGAGAGGTTGTATCATAACTACCGTTAGCAACGTGCCAAGCCTCGTCTCCGGTTCTATAAGATGTTAGTTGTCCGGTTGTAATTATGTTTTTATACGCTATTCCGCTTGTAACGTTGGGAGTACATACAAACGATGCTCCCGAAGCTACTTCATAAATAGTAACCCCGTCAGAATCGGTAATCGTTACCGGCAAACAGGAAGGAATCGGAGTAACTCCGTCGATTGGTAAATCACATTTACCGTTGTCTTTTACTAATCTAAATTGAATAGACGCGATCCATCCGGACGCGACGTCCTGAGTCCTGTCGACTAACTTAGTTGCGCTGGGAGTTACGATAACTTTAGCATATCTCCAAGCGTCGTCGATGTTTATATAGTTGATTAGGTCGCCTATAATCGCCAAAGTGTTAGACTCTATCTCGTGAGCGTTCTCGTTTCCTTTTAACACCTTGTCAATACAAGCTAACTGAATAGTTACGTTAATAAAATTAGGCTCGTAGGTCGCAGATTGAGCAACGGTTAAAATAGTCGCGTGAGTAATCTCGTTCGACTTGTATAACTCGACGATACTGTCTCCGTGATAGTAGGAGTTAACTTGTTCGTGAGCCTCACAAAGCGTTTTAAGTTGGTATAGTGCTTCCTTTAAAGATACGTACATTATTTCCCAAACATTGTAAAGTTTTTACTATAACTATTGTCTTTTCCTTCCGGCTTAATTCCGTACTCGTTTGTATCCTCATACAAAGGATATAAATCCTCATTTTCGCAAAGGTATCGTTTTAATCGATTACGATAGAACGTTAAGTCTTTATAGGTTATATCCTTGGTTCGCTCCATTTGATTGGAGGTATTCGCTAGATAGTTTTGTTCAGTAGCAATCCCGACTCCAATATTTCTAATCTCGGTAGTAATGGCGTCCGCGATTCTTAACTCGACCGAAATCGAAAGAACCATCGCAATATAATCATTAATAAGTGTTAACTCGTCTGCTGTTAAATCGTCGTCCTCCACTCCTTGAAGTAATCTCTCATACAATGCAGAACCGAGAACCGGTTCAATATACATATCCTGAGAGCGTCTAAGTACGTTTCTAATAACTTCGACCTCTACGTTAGTATGAATTAACGAGAGCCTTTTTAACGAGTCTATATCAATTAAATAATTCATTATTCTAAAATTATATTTTGTTGCCAATAGTGCCTACAGAAAGGAGTATTTCTATCTGTGTTAGGATTATGATACCATCCTCCGCGATAAAGCCAGACGTCGCGATCAACTAAGGCAGAAACTTGTTCGATTTCTCCTCGAGTATAAACTCTATTGAGTGCGATTAATTCTCTACAGAAACCGCGAGTTGTTGGAATTACTTCCGGTTGTCCTAACTCTGGTCTAACCTCGTAGGTATAAACTACAGAAAGAGTTACTTTGTCGTGTCCTGCTAGTAGCTGGATTCCGGCGTCGGTTACTTTGTTGCCCTTATAATGTCCTTCGCTTTTAAGGTTGTCTATCATTTGAGATAGCTTAGAAGCTGGTACATTTATCGCCTTACGAATAGTGTCGAAGTCGCTACCTTCGTGAAGCATAGACAAAACGTTTACTTGAATGTCCGTTACCTTATCAAATTTTTTGTATTTCTTTAAAATTCCTTCCTCGTTTAATCTCTTCGGGTTAGCCTCTTGAGTATGTAGAATCCTCATTCTCTTTTTACGCTTTCTTCCAAACTGCTTAAACGCTTCGACTACCGGATCGGTATTGGCTCCAAAGTTAAAAGTATTGTTATTCGCTTTTTCCTCTTCCGGAAGGTCGAGAGAAACCTCTTTAAAACAGATGTCTCCATCTCTACCGAGTAATGTTTCCCAAATGTACTGCAAAGGCGTTACGATTGCCCTTTGACGATATTTAAAGTATCCGGACTTCATTAACTCATAAGATATTTTTAACTCCGTTGCTCCTCCGAGTTGCCCTTCGGTTTTAATTCCGAATAACATAGGATTAGTAACAGAGTGAGATAACAGAATATTTTCTTTGTTGTCTTTAGATAACGCCATATAACGCTGGTCTAAATTATTCCCCGTTAGATTCGTTACCGTTGTCTCCTTATCCTTTCCATTGTTAAAGGTAGCGAACACCCCTCCAGCGTTTGAGGAGCCTTGTCCGGCTCTCCTAACGTCGTTTACGATGTCGTCTCTATCTGAGTCCTCGGTCGGTTGCCCGTTGTTAAAGTTTATGATAGTTCCTAACGAGAAGTTGTTATAAATTTCGTTTCTTCGGTAGTTGTTTATTTCGATGTCGGTTTCTATCGCTAAGATTCCTCCAGAGTAAGGAGGAGCCGGATAGATTGCCTTTGTTACCTTGCTTTTAATTTTGATTTGCTTCGGTTGCTCTTTATAGTAGACTATTCTCGAGCCTGTCAAATCCGAAGTATCTAGTTCTTTATAACCTCGAACTCCTTCCTTCTTATCGCTCCAATCCGCAGAAATATAATAGGCGAACTCCTCATCGTTGTAAGCCTCTCTCGCTTGTTCAAAAGGTATATGATCGACTTGAAAAGGCTTTTTATTAACAAAGTTGATAACAAAACAATAACCGTTATACACTTCTAAGTCCTGAGACAACAACTCTGTTATTTCATCCATGTTATAATCGGAGTTCCCATTTCTTAGAAACCTTTCAAACTCTTGTAACTGAGTCCCTTTGTATCCTAATCCTCCCGAAACTGTATAGTGAACCTTTTGTCTAATAACTCCGTTATGAATAGCGCAATTATAATAAAGAGACGCCAAATAATAAGGATAAAGATTGTCCGAACCCCATTTATAAATATTTAGCTTACGATCGAAGTTCTCCGTCGGGTTAACCGTCGGTAGTGTCTTAGTCGCGTCGTAAAACTCGTATTGTTTCGGAGTGCTTCCTTCCTGTCTAATAGGTTTTTGTGTATCTATTTTAATCGATTCGCTCATCGTTTAGATTTATTGTATGATAGTTATCGCTCGGAGGCGTTTTATAGATTCTAGCTTTACTCACATAAGCCGGAGTTAGTCCCGTTAAGTCTGGACTCGGATCGTTCGTCGATAACTCGTAAACGTTTAAAACCCATTCTCCGGTCTTCATTGGATTAGCTGTCGTATCCATTGCAAAGGTATAGAATCGCTCACTAATATACGAAGGAGTTAGAAACAATTCAACAACTTTTCCGTTGAGGTCGTCTAACTTCCAATGAAAATACCAATAAGGAACCGAAATCGTCGGAACCAACTCGATATTAAGTTCGTTACTCGTTAATTGTTGGAGTACTAGCATTTAGATTACTTCTTTGCTGGTTTCTTCTTTTTTACTTCTTTCTTCTTTTCCGGTTCAGACGTCTTCTCCAACTTTGGAACCGCCTCAACTGGGATAACCTTTTTTGGTTCGGGAGTTACAAAAAACTCTCTTTTGTTGTGTTGTATTAAAATAGATTTATTTTCTTCGCATACCTCGACCTCACGATTAAGAGCGGCAACAAATACGAATGATCCGATAGATTTCTTCTTTAATTCCATATCCTTTTTTTGATTTTTTTAAAATAAAGGCTCGAAAGATTCTCCGAGCCTTTATTTAATTGCTAACTATTATGATCCTGCTAATAGAATCTGCTCTGCTAAAGCCGTTGAGATAGTAGGCGCGGTTAACACCTCTTTCCCTGACATCGCTACAGTATTTCCGTTTCGGTTTCCTAATTCGGTTCCCGAGTCGTCCGTATCTGTGTCGACCATCATTCCATTGATTAACCCAAAGTGTCTATTTAAACCGTTTTCATAGAAAGCGATTACCCCTAAACGTCCTTTGTTTAATAACTCTAGCAAATCGATTCCGTCCTGTGTTTTGTCGGCGAAAATCATTTGTACCGCTTGAGCATAGAAGAAAGTTCCATCCGCTCTCGAACCGGTTCCGGTTTGAATAGCGTTTGAAAGTTCCATTTCCACTTGGAAGTCGTAAGCCATTTTGCCGTTTTTCATAACGATTCCGGTAATAGCGTTAGCCGTTCTAGTGTACGAGAATCTATTCTCTAGATTGTACATAATAAAACGTTTAACACCGCCTACACTTCTACAGTTGCCCTTGGTATATCCTGCTGTTAATTCACACATAATTAAATGTTTTTAAGATTAGTAATTCAATTAATTATGATGCTGGTAAAATCCATTTAACGAATTCGTTAGAATTAACATACTGAACACCTAAACGGTATTTAATATCTACGTGAATTTTATCCTCATCCTGAGAATAACCTACGAAGAAATCCTCCCAATCAGACTGCAAGTCAGTACCGATAAACATTCTGTCTAGTGGTCCTGCATAGATTGAGTTAGTTCCATCTAATCCGTGAACTAATTCGATAGTCGTAGTAGTTCCGTGTAACATAACCGAAAGGTTATCGTTGTTTGGATCGTAGTGGAAAAGGTTCGCGTTAGTTACCGCAGTTAAATATAAATCGTAAGTTTCTTTACCTACAAAGATTCTGTGATCTCTTCTCAATACTGGAGTCGGGATAGTGTTTCTAACCGATTGTAAGATAGCTATCACGTTAGCCGCAGTAATTGAAGCGATCGCCGTAGTATTTGCATTAACTACCGCCGCGTCAGCATCGAATAATTTCTTGAAACCATCGATTTTATTTAAGTTCGGAGCAACGTTCCCTAAAGAACCTTTCCAAATTAAATCCTCGTTAATCTCTTGGATTTTTCCGATTTGATGCGCGATAATTAAATCCTCGTAAGGCATTTGCTCCTGTCCGGCTCTGAATCCGTTAGGTAATCCTAACTGTCCCCAAGTATTAACCAAGTCCTCAGAGCAAAAATCTTGCTGTGATTTGATTGGTTTAACCGTCATTGCTTTGTCTGTTAAAGTAGTTGTACCACTTGCAGAACGTCCACAAGAACTCGCGTCCTGTAATACGATTGTATTATCTACTAGTTTAATTTCCTCAGAACCCTTAACTCCTTCCATGATTTGAACTAAAGACGCTGTTCGTCCTTCGTATATCATAGCTGGAATAATTTGTTCCGCTTGTTCGTCGACATAAGTTCCTAAACCGGTTACATCCCAGTTAAACTTTGCCTCGATTCTTTTTGCTAATTTGTTTCTTCTTGACATTTTGTTTAAAATTTAAAAGTTATTTACTAGGCGTGGTTAAGTCCTTCCAAGTTTTTTTGTCTTTACGCTCGAATTTTTTCTTACCGTCAACTTTTGACTGTTCTAAGGCTTCAAACTTCGCCTCCATTTCTACTTTGTACGCTTCAAAGTTTTCGTTTAACGTCTTCATAACGTTAACAACTTCCGCTAAAGTTACATCCTCTAAGGCTTCCTCTCCTTCTTCTTCAACTTCTACAACTTCCGTTACCATACCGTCGGCATCGATAACGATAGTTCTTCCATCTTCTAGAACGTGAGAACCTTCCGGAGCCGCGATTTGATTTCCTTCGTCGTCAGTAATAAATACAGCCGTTCCGACCATAAGGTCTCCTTCGTATGTTAAAACAACGCCGTCAGTAGTCGTAGCTTCGGCGAACTTCTTCTCGTCTTTTCCGAAAACTAGCGTAAATAATGATTTTTTAGATTTACTCATTTTGTTTTGGTTTTTATTATTAGATTTAATTTTTACTGGAATCTGGTCGAATATACCCTCGACTGAAAAGCCGACATACTTTCCGGATTTAATCTCATTATAAAGGGCTTCGTTCTCTACATAGTAAGTCATAACATACGATCCGTTTTGGACGTTCTCGTCGTCGTTTGGCGGTCGCTTAGTATCCGAAACAAAGTAACCCTCAACGAAAGTAATTCCGTTAACCACCTTCTCCGAGTCGTGCATTAAGTTTACAGAACTTAACAACTGCTGTCTCGACATTTTTAGAACCATCTTTTCGACTTCCTTAGGCTCAAAGTATACGTAATACTCTCCGAGGTCGTGGTCGTGTCTAAAAATTAATTGATTTGCTGAGATAGCTACTCCAGTAATCATTCGCTTTGAATCGTTAAAATGGAGTTCTCTTTTTTGCTCTTTATTAAAAGCTAGAAGGCTCTTATTGTGAGCCGGTCTATCAACTAAAGCGTTGAAGGTCAGACCGGTTTCGTCTTCGAGGTCAATTATTAGTTTAAATACTTGCATATAACTTCCTAATTATTAGTTATTTCCAAAAATATAGGAAAGTATCCGAAGAAAAAAAGTTTTTTTCAAAAATATTTTAATCAAAGTACTTTTTAAGGTCGTAGATTTCGTTAGCTAGTTCTATCTGACGCCCTTCGTTCCTTGAGTGTTTTGAATAAATAGAGTCGTTTACAACTTGTGGTTTAATGAATCCAGCCTCGTGAGGAAGTATAACGATTTTCTTTCCTTGCTTCTTCGCTTCGAGTCCGAAAACGATATCGCTCATACATTGATCCGGCGAGTTATAGATTTCAGTTGGCTTAAAGTATCTGGTATCGAACGCGGTTACTCCGGTTCCGGATACATCAATATAATAGGCTCCTTCGACTGTGTTCGCACAATGGAAGAACTCGTGTCCTCGGTAATAACTTACGTCCTTATCAACTAAAATCCTTCCGTGATAAGTTACAATAGTCCCGTACTTTTCAATCCCTTGTTTCATATCCCTAACGAGCGTCGGAGGGTAAATAATATCATCGTCTAAACAAATATAAATCTCGTCCTGCTCTATAATACTCAATCCGTAAAACTTTCCGTTATCTGTTAGGTCGTCCCCTTGGAAATAGGTATGTTTTTTAATGAAGGTCGGAACGTAATCGAAGCCATTAAGATAGATTCTTATTTCGTCCGCTTGTCCTTTTAAACTTTCGAGCGTTGCGCCTAGTTGGTCGATTCTGCTCGGCATCGTTGCGATGTTTATCGTTGTTCTCATATATACCAACTTCTAATGGTTGTTATTTGTTCTTTCCTCATATCCTGATAAGCCTTAGATTTGTTTCCGATACTCTTTTGCTCCTGATGTAATCGGTAGTAATATAAAACCTTATCAACGTAGCCTATTTTAAATCCGTGCGACAACGCTCGAAGGTTTAACTCGTACTCTTCGCCAGTCCATAGAGACTCATTAAAAAGCCCTATCTCCTCGAATACGCTCCTTCTATACATTAAGGAACCTCCATGAATATAGTTATGTGTTATTAAACTGTTTAGGCTTACGTTCTTTTTTGGAGGTCTGTAAATCAAACCATTTTGAACTAATCCCGAGAAACTCTTCGCGTTTCCATGTATAAAGTCTATTCGCTTATTAAAGCCTTTTAAGGAACTTTCTATCGAGTCGGGAGGTAGTATATCATCGTCGCAGAGATACTTTATAAAATCGCCGCTAGACTTCCTTATCCCGTTGTTTAGATTCTCAGAAACTCCGGCGTTTCCTTGTGATAAAATTAACTCGACGTTTTTGTGAGTTTGATTCTCTACCGAACGGATCGCCTCGTCTAACCAGCCTCTATCCTCTCGATATGGAATTATTACGCTTACCTTTTTAGAGTTGTTCATAGTTAAATTTTTCAAAGATTTTTTTACTAACGTTTTTATTAATAAAAGAAATGTCCTCCTTTGTTAATTTAGATTTCCACTCTTCCTCGAGGTAATACTTTAGCCGGTTAAACTTTCCGATTAGGTTTCCTCCGGAGTTAACCTCTTTGTCGATATTCTTAAACGGTCGGAGTTTTAAATCGTAGTGCTTCGACAATTCTTTTAAAATAGCCTCGGGATTTCTTTGCAAGTCTTCCGACCTAATTAAAAAGGCGTTACCTCTCTGCTCTAGAAAGTCGATATAACTTTTGTAAATGTCGTTATACCTTTCGACCGCGTTCGAGTACTTCCTCCACTCGGTACGAAGAAACTCGTCGAATGAAAGGTAAATATACTTTTGTCTAAACTGGAAACTTCCGTGAGGCTTCTTCCAGAGGCTTAATAACCACGAATAAGGATTTTTAACCAATACGATATGAATATCGCCGTTTGTGTATGTCGGGAATTGGTGCGACTTGGAAACCTCAACTCGAAAGTTAGTCTCGATTAATTTAACGAGGTAGTTGTTGCACGAGTTCCGCTCTCCGTAAATCTTTATCATAATTGAGACGTTGATACGCTTTGCTCGTTCTCTTCTACCACTCGAGTAATATCGGAAGCTAGAACCGTTACTCGTCTTTCTCCGGTATCCGTTGGAGGATTTAAAAGGTCGTCTGTTAAAGTTCCCTCTCCGGTTTCTCCGGTTTGCTGGTTTTGGAAGTCCGTACTTCCTCCGCCTCCGCCGCCTGTAATATTTCCAGCGATTTGAGGTATTGTTATTCCTCCTCCGCCCGGCAATTTAGCTTGTGCTAAAGCGTTACGAGCGTTAACCATACCGGCTAAAACCGTACTAACTCCCGTTGCTATTGCTGGGATATTAGACGGGAACGGTAGTCCTGCTCCGGCTTTAATTGCTCCGGAGATTCCTACTCCCGTATCGATTGCAATCTGAGCAATCGCGACAGTCTTTTGGAACGCGGCGTTCTCCCCGCTTAGTTGCGATATACTTCCTAAAATATTGGCGGTAGACTGAGCAACCGAAAACGCGGATTGTATTTTCGCGTCGTTAATCTTTTGAGTGAACTCCGCCTCCTCTTTTTGTATCTTTTTACTCGCGTTACTGTTTTGCTGTTCGATTAAATTCTTTCTTAGCCCGAACTCTTCATCGGTTAAATTCTCCTGCTCCTTTTGGAGTTGCAAGTCTTCTAACTGAGCCTCGAAGTTTTCTCGCTGGATATCTCTTCTAGCGGCGAAGAATTCTCTCGCTTCTTCCGGAGAGGAGTTGTCGTCGAGTTCTCCTTGTGATTCCTCCTTTATTTGGAGTCTCAGGTCTCGTAGTGCTTTCATTTGCTCTCCTTCGGCGATTAACTTATCGTCCGCGAATTGTTGCTCAATCTCTGCGATTTCTTCCGCCTGTTTAATCATTAACTCTTTTTCGAGTTCGGCGTTTCCTTCGGCGAGAGCGAACTTCTCATCGTACTGTTTTACTAAATCCGATATCTCTTTTTCCTGCGCGGACTGTCTTAACTCCTCCATTAACTCGAATTGAGCATCCGCTCTCATTTGCTCCTCCTCCATTAACTTTTGTTCCTCTTCGGCTTTCTTCTCTCCAGCTTTTACCCGTTCGTCGACTTCCTTTTTAAAGTTGTCGGTTACTTTCTTTTGTTGAGCGATTTCCGCGACAGCCATTTCTCGAGATAAGCGCTTAAATTCTTCATTCAATTCCTTCGCTCTCGCCTTTTGGTCGTCGTTAAACTCGCCTGTTAACTTGGCTAACTGGATTAACGCTTTTCCTTCGGCTCTAACTCTTTCAATTAACGCTTTTCGCTTCTCTTGTTCAAGTTCAAAAGTTGCTTTTCCTGCGGCTTGTGCTTTTGCTATCTCAAAATCGTAACGGTTGTTAATTGCTTCCTCCTCATCCTTCGCCGCTTGGAGTCTAGCCTCTGCTAACTTCTTAGCGATTTCGGTTTGTTCGCTCTCTAAAATCCCGAGAGTCCTTAATCCTTCTTTGACTAATTCGATTTGCTTAATAAAGGCGTCTACTACCGGCTGTAAAAACTCAAAACGTTCGATTGTTTTGTTGATCCAATTAACAAACTCCTTCCAGTTAGCAATCAACGCTCCAATTAGTACTACTATCGCTCCGATACCAGTAGCAATCAACGCTAACCTAAACAATTTTAACGCTCCGGTAGATGTTCCAACGGCTAAACCGTAGGCTTTTTGTACTGCGGCTAATCCTTTGGTTATTACGCTATTACGTTGAAGCAATGAAGCCCGAGCCGCCTCTAGTGAGTTCAATAATTGTTGAGCCGCTTGGAGTTTTACCATCGTCTCGAGAAGTTTCTCGTTCTCAACTCCTACAATAGCGGAAACCGCTTGAAATGCTCCGTAACTATTAATAGCTGTTTGAGATATTCCTACAACACTCCTAAAAGTATCGAAGTCCGTATTGTTTCGGGTTACTAATTCGTTAACCTTGTCGAGTTCTCCTTGTAGTTGAGCGGCTTTTTGGATTGCCTCTTTTCCGATTGGCGTCTCTGCTCCAGCCTTTAACGCGGCGGACTTATAGAGTTCAATCTTTTTAGTCATTGCCGCGACTACTTCGCCGTTCTCCTTTGTTTGTTCCTCAAGGTCTACGAACTTCGCCTCGACTTCTTCAATCGCGTTTACCGAGTCGTCCGCGTCAATACGGAGGTTTAATATTACATCTTTTTCCTCTGCCATAATTTTATAATAAAGCGGTTATTTTATCTATTAAATCGTTTTGTGAACTCGGAGCGGCTCCGTCTATGGTATCAACTATCATAAAATGATCTCCGGAATAATTTTCGTCGTGTGTTAAGTTCCATTTTTGGCGATCTGTTCCTTCATATACAACCCTTACTCCGTTGTCTCCGTCTTTTACTTCCGGCTCTATGTTTTCCACATAACAAGCGTTATAACCTTGAGGGCTTCGTAAAATTCCAATAGGAGTTTGCTTTCCCACATAGTCTCCGAAGTCTACGTAAATTCCGTTAGTTCCTTTTGATGTTATTACTATGTTAGGCATAATTTGATTTTTTAGTTAGTTGATATTATTCCGTTTATTTGTGCGGATAGCTGAGTATTATTATCGGATACATCAGAGACTCCCCATTTAAAATCCGTTTTTTCTGGTAGTGGCAAAATATAGCCCTCTCCAGTTTGAAAAGGAGATTTGTCGCTTATGTATTCATCGACTTTATTATTAAAGACATTGCCTCCTACATAGCGAGTTGAAAACTCAACGTTTGCGCTTCCATCTGCTCCGGTACTCCTTGCCATTTTACAGGACATATCAGTTATATAAAGAGTCTTTCCAGCCGGAACCGTATCACAAGCGACGAGAGTTTGTTCTTTCCCTGCGGTAATAAACCAGAATACGTTAGCCGTTGTTGTGGTTTGTCTTCCTGTGATATCTCCTTGAGCGCCGTTATTTGAACCTGATAGAACGACAAGCGCTCTGGAGTTACGGATGTAACTCGTCCCCGAAGTATCTACTCCGGTCGCTCCGTTTAGGATTACGTATTCAGAATATTCTAGATAATCGTTGTCTAATAACTTGGTTAGCTTAACAACCGCCGCTCCGGTTCCACTTGCGTTAACCACTCTATAAGAATCCGTGTCTACTGGGATATACGTAGTCTTTGCGAGTCCTCCGTCTACAAACTTAACAACGGTTAAGAACGTTTCGGAGGACACCTCTTTAACTACTCCGTGAAAGTCTTGAGTATCGTTTAAAATAATGTCTCCGACCGCTACTCCGTCGGTTATAAATGTCGCTCCAGAATCAACTAGAGTTGTAGCGGTTCCGCCCGTAGCGGTTCCCGAAGAAACTAAAGAACCCGTATCCGCAACCGAAGAAGAAAACACCTCGACCGCTTGTCCGCTAGTTGCATCGAATCCAGTATAAAGACCGGAGGAACCCCATAAATCCTCCGGAGCCGAACCCGTATCAACGTCGTTATTTCCTCCAAACTTATTGTATATTGAGTTGTTTGTTACGTCGCCTTGAGCGACTTCTAACTTAAATATTGTTGTTCCTATGTATGTCATATTATACTAAATGAATTATCGTTATTTTTTTGAACCATAACAGAGTCGTTTAATTTTTTTACAATGAAACTCTCTGCCTCTCCGTCTATCGGATACGGATCGCCTCCGGAGTCGTCCTCTGCGATAACGGTTAGTTTATTTGTAGCGTCTGTTAGTTTGAAGTTCCAAACGTAACCGACAGGAACGTTAATCGGAAGCGTGATAGTTATATCTCCTCCCGATGTATCTACTAAATAAGTTGAGGCGTTCGTGTCCGCCGTTTTACTGCTGGAGACTTCCTCGGTTGGAAATTGTGGAGTGTTCCCCATCTTAGAGGAGTCGTTAATAAAGTCGTTGGTTAACGCTAGGTTAAACGTGCTTTTAGCATCACTCTCCAATACTTTTATTAGTTCACATTTCGTAGTCTCGAAACCGGTAGAGTCGTAGTCTTTTATTAAATTCTTTCTGAAAACTGATCCGTTGATATTAACGAGGTTCCTCATAAACTCGCCTTGCAAATCCTGTTCATTTACTTTAACCGAAGCCTCAATAAATTTTGAATCCGGCGAGGTTAGTTCTTTTATCATTGTATCATATCCGGTAGCATACAGATTGTTAGTCGTGTAATTCGTAGCCGTGTAAAATATCTCTTGAGGAACTCCGAAGTTTAAATCAAAAGTCGGGTTGCTTGGTTCGGCTAAATGATGGACTTGAGGATAATCGGTCTCCGACGTTATCGCGCCGGTTGTTGAATTGATTAAATCCCAAGCGCCGGTCTTTAGTTTGTTATAAAAGAATATCCTTGGCTTTCCTTTGTATGGGGATACTACATTTGATACCGGATCGAGGTTAACCACTTGAGGGATAATCAAATCGTCTACTTGAATCGGTACGGTTTGAGCGAATAGAACCTCATACTTTTTTACGTCCTTCTTAAATGTAGTCGGTACGTTGAAATCGTAATCGCCGTAGTCGTGTCCCCAACGCTCGAAATAGTATTGTTTGTAAGCGTCTCTATCCTCCTTGAATCTAAACTGATAGACCTTTCCGTCTATTCCGGCGTTTGTCTTAATTGTGATATCTTTCGAGTGGTCGATTTTCTCAGTCCAGTTTTCCGCCTCGGTTACTGAGTTGTAATAATCCGGAAATTGTTCTATCCTTATCTCGTCGTCCTGATTAGGATCAGAAAGATAAAGGTTAAACATCGTTATAATGGAGTTTAAGAAATCGCGACATTTGATGTCTGGAATCCATCGAGACATCTCTACGGTATCCCCTTCGACTAGTTCCGCTTCGATAGAAGTTAGGTCTATTGTACAAGTGTTAATAGTCCAATCGAAATCTACAGTCGGTGCGTTTGCTGGAGTTGTTTGAGCCGCATAGGTATTGAATAACTCGACGGTTATCTTATACCTCAACTCGTCTCCTGATTTTAGGTTATATTGAAAGTTCCCCGTTACCACCTTGGAACCTGTATTTAAAAACGTACCGCTTAACGTTTGGTTCTGAGCATTGTTAACCCATACGGCAACGCGAATCCTCCCTCGAATGTTTGAGCCGTTATAAGTTCCTCCGACAAAGGCGAGAGCGTCGACCTCCATATCTAGAGCAAAGTTAACGTTATACTTTCCAGCCTTTGCCACCGTCATAACTCCGGTAGTCTCATCGAATTGAGTTAACGTATCCTGTACGAGCGTAGTAGCTATTGGAGATATATCTCCGACCGAGTAATCCTTTGTAAAGAAATAGATTGCTCTTGAGTCGTTATATACGTTTGTTATTTGTGAGTAGCTTATAGAGTTGTTCTCTGTTCCTGCGGCTGTGTATTTACTTTGACGGTCGGCAACCTCTGAGGCTGGTAGCTGGATTCTTTCTCCTCCACCCCAACCATAAATTAACCGCTTCACTAGGTTGGTATCTATCCAGTCCCCGATAATGGTATAACCGCCAACGGCGAAACACTTCTCGATAGTTTCCTTCACGTATAGAAGAGGAATAATCTCGTTTGTCTTTAACGCCTTTTGATTAAAGGAGTAACCCCAGTTAATAAGCGGATAGATATATCCGAAGCCGTCCGGATTAGTTCCTGTAAAGTTAGAAGTAGGTACGCCGTCTACCTCGACGGAAGTATCCCAGCTTAACTCGATGTTGCTAACTGTTAGGTCGTGATCGTATTCGCTCCAATCTAATTCCGAGAGAGTTTTATCTCCTAAGTCCTCAAACAACTCAATAGAGTTTCCGAATATTTGGAACTTGAAGAAATAACCGGTATTAGGTTTTTTAACTACCTCGATAAAATTTGCAATCCCTGTAAAGATTAGAGTTCCGTTCCTTACGATTTTAGTTGGGAGTTCCGCGTTCGGGTTAAAGTTTAAACCAGAGGATAAGTCGTCGATTGAAATATTGTAAGCCGGAAACATAATAGCGAGATTGTTCCTCGTTCCTTTTATCTCGATTGACTTCGAGTGGTTCCGACTCCTCTTGTTTGGAGATTTTACGTCTGCTATTGAATAGGTAAGCGGAGCAATTATCGAAGAGTCGATATCTATTCTCTCGTTATTTATAAACAGTTGTAAATCCATATCCTTAAACTACAGTCGAAGTATCTTTATCAAATACTAAATCAACTTTCAAATTAAAAACCATGTCGTTGGCGTTCGTCTTATACTCATATTTAGAAGTCCTTACCTTACATTTAACCAGCGTTCCAGATTCGTTTATGTAAACGAGCGGAGACTCTAGCAAGTTCTTAACAAGCCAATTATATTCGTCTTCGCTTATGAAATCCGTTTGAACTTGGAGACTCCTTTCGGCTGTCTTCACGTAATCGGTTAACCCTCCTTGGTTAAAGTCCCAAGCGTTTGAATCGTCGAAATATCCGAATTGCTCTTGAAACTCTTGTCCTTTTATCTTTGCTCCTTCCTGAGAGCGTTTAGTAAATCGATACGTTTCGAGTGATCCGACCTTGGATAGAAACTCGATTGTTTTATCTGAGGTAGAAACGCAACGCCCGTTAATATCATTATCAACGTAAACCTTTAGCTTTTCAGAATCTACCGCGCCGTTGTCGCAGTAAATCTCAAAGTATTTTGTATTATCTATGTTGTTCTGAGTATGTCCGTAGGTCGCTAATAGAACCGCGTTGTTAATTGTGATAATCGAAACAACGTCTCGGATAGCACTTCCGGAAGAACCCGAAGCGAGTAACGAATCCGAAGAATCGTAAAGGTCGACCGTAAAATCTAACGTATTGCTATCTGTTAAATACATGAAGTGATAATCCTTTGCTAGTTCTACGAATCTCTTCTCGGTTCTCGGAAATAGAGTTAACCAAAGTGAAGAAGCGGCGAACTCATAACTCGAAGGAGTCCAGTTAATAAAATCTAGTTTGGTTTGTTTTCCTTTATAAGCGACGATAGTATCCTCGTCGGACGCTTGGTCGGCTGGAGGAGTTCCGTAGTTCTCAATTACCTTAACCTTTAGGAGTTCGATATAGTTCTCCGCGTCGTATATGTCCGTCGATGCAATTTGAGGAGCAACGCAATACCTCTCCGCAAAATCTGAGGCGTTAAAGTGAGCATATATCCCAGCCTCGGGAAAAACGAAGTGAGTCTCCTTTAAAACTCCGTCGGCGTATAGTTCAACTTTGTAACTGAAATTGTCTTGAGCGGTTTGATCGGAAGAGAATACAAATATTACAGGGTTTCCGCTTAGTGAGAAGTTGTCCGGAGTTTGAGATATAGTTACTGCCATGTTATTTATCTTTGAAAGTCTAAAGTTACAATTTTTCCTAACTCCTCCGCTAATTCTTTTTCAATTAATTGTAAAAATTCCGGAGTTAACACATTATCAACGAAATGATTAGGCTCTATTCCATCACGTTTTAGTTTAACTGCGGCGGCGTAACTGTATGATTCAAAGGACTTAAAGGTCGCAGGAAGCGCAATCCCTTTGAGCGACATTCCTCGCTGTAATGATTTAGCCATTGCCCGATTTGGGAAAGGAGTTCGGAACGAGTACGGACTTCCAACGTTTTTCCGGAGACCGTTAACTCCGTCGTTTACATATTTCCAGTATTCGTTCGCGGAAACTGTAATCTTTACGCGGTCGCCGTCTGTCTCGATTATGTTTGGAGGTGCTTGTCCGATCGATTGGAGAAGGATATCGTTTGTTCCTCCTCCGGAATCTATGTAACTCTGTTTTAACTGACTGATTATCTGAGTCGCAACCGTTACGAGGTAATTATGCAAGGGAGTATTAGGGATTGGTTTTAAATCCTCCTTTACTTTTCCGATGCTGTCGAAGAGTCCCTCGAATCCAGTTACTTTTAATTCCATAGTTAACGTTTATGTCTCATTTCTGCAATCTTTATCTTTTTGTTTTCCTCTCTAACGGTAAAGTTAAAGAAATCAACTTTATGTTTAAACCAGAAATAATTCTTTTGAGTGATTTCGTCCCAAGTCATGTTTAGTTTTTCGCTTAACATCTGCAAAGTTAACTCCCATTGGTACGGCTCCGCCTCTGGTTCTATCCCTTCCTCCTTTTGTCTTTCTTCTCTTTTTTCTCTGACCGAATCCTCCTCTGGTTCTTTATTTCCTCGTAGGCGATAGCGTAACTCTCGGACTTCTTTTCCAAAAAAAAACCGATATCCAAACTGATATCCGCAGAGAGGTATTCTCGAAAGTGTTCCGCTCTCATTGCGACGGGATTTAAAACATTGCCGTGTTCATCTTTAGCACAATACTCGAAATCCTCCTCGATATAAACAAAGGCGGCGACGACTGCGGCGTCCGATGCTCCAAAGTTTTGTAAATCTATGTGCCAACTCATTGGCATTTTAGAGACTTTCTCAATCCTTTTGAATTTCCTTCCTTCGACTTCTAACTTTTTCGGAGGATCAACTCGCTTCGTGTCTCCAATTAGTTTCGTATAGTGGTCGATTATCTGGTTAATCTGCTGGATAGATATCCTCATAACCGTTTCAAGGTCTAAGCTAGTCAGCTTGTGAACCAGAACGGCTTTATCGTAAACGTGGTAGTTGTCGACGTCGACGTCTGCAATCGCTTCGATGTGATAAAGTCTTAAATCCTTTATTGATTTTGGAATTTTTAAATTCATAAGTAAATAGTTTGAGCGTTACTAAGTTCGAGATATGTATCCCGAATTTTATTCATTCTTTTTAATTTGTCGTCATATCCGTTAGCCTTTGCATAGGCTCCGCATTTTCCCCTCCATGATAGAAACTTCTTGAAAAATGGATTCTTTGCTTTGTCTATTGGTCTTGTCATAGTTAATAATAAAATAAATCGTTATATGATTCTGTTACTTTCTTTGTTTTGGCTTCCATTCGTTCCCTCATTATTTGTTCAACGCTTTTCGAGTTCCTGCTCTTTTCTATTCCATTCTCAATTATCCTTTTATGTATCTCTTTTAAGTAATAGTGTCGAGCGGTTAATTGCATTATTCTTTATTAAGTATTTTCTC